CAAAGAAACCATTTCAGAAGCAAAGAAGAAATGGACTGCCGACACTTCCGACCCTATCGCAGATTTAAAACGCTGGCATGAAACCGTCCAGAAGACAGGTTTTGTGAACTGCGATATTTGCGTTATGGGAACAGGCGTTGCAAATGCGTTTGTGGGCAATGCAAAGGTGCAGAAAGTTCTTGACGTAAAGAACTACAATTTAGCAGTTATCCAGCCACGACAGCTTCCGAACGGTACGACGTATCTGGGAACCATTCACGAATTAGGGCTTGATATTTACAAGTACAACGAATGGTATTTGGACGACTGGACAAACCCGGCAGCACCAGAGGACAAGCCACTTGTACCTGCGGACAGTCTGGCACTGTTAAGCACAAGCAGTGACTATTCCATGTACTACGGCGCAATTACACTGATTAAGGAGCCGGATGGCAACTTTATGACCGTTGAGGGAAAATATGTGCCGGACACATGGACAAAGCGCAAGCCTGCAAGAAGATTTCTCAATCTGTCTTCCGCACCGTTATGCGTACCGCATGACGTTGACAGCTGGTTTGTTGCAACGCCTATTTAATGGACTTCAAAGCACAGCTTGTCAGTGACATGAAAGTGTTTCATAACTGCGGCGAAATGGCAACCATGACAGACGTATGGTATCAAGAAAAACAACACTATATACCCATTATCATTGACCACACGGCAGCCGACGAACGTCAGAGAGGAAGCGGGGACAATGCAGAGGGGTTACACCGTGCGTCATGTCTTGTCTATATGTCGCTGTATGACTTTGGTTGCGTACCAAAGCAGGGGCGGCAGATAGAAATTGGCGAAGCCGGGGCGGTAAATATGTACCGTATCGCAAAGGCAGATTGTGAAGACGGGGAAATAATTCTGGAATTGGAGATGTTGGAAGAATGATTGAAATAACATCTGACGCAATAGAAAGAGTTGGAACCCTGCTGGCAGACGTCCCAAAGGGTGCGGAACGGGTCTTTGCTAACGCAATGAACCGTGGTATTTCCAGAGTGAAGACACAGGCTTTGAAAAGAACAAAGCAGGTATACACGGTAAACAATGGCGCACTGACAGCGAGAACAACAATGCAGATAAACAAAGCCAGCACGGGAAACCTTGCGGGCTTTGTTTCGTTTGCAGGAACAAAACTGCCGTTATATCAATTCAAGGTGACGCCCACGAAATCTGGAACAGGAAAACAGGTGCGGGCGGCAGTTAAGAAAGGCGGCAGCGCAACACCGTTTGAAGACGCCTTTGTTGCGAACATGAAAAACGGCATGGGCGTATATGAG